GGGGCCGAGGGCCTAGTTTATAGGGTTTACTTTACCGGCCACTTTATGCAAATTTTGCATAACCTTTAAGAGGGGAAAGGGCTATAATATCGCCCCTCCCGTTTTATGGTTAAGCGGAGAGCAATTCCAAGGCCCTATTTTTAAGGGCCGCACCGGTTCCAAACCAAGCAGATTCAATGCGGGTATTGTCCGAGCGGCCGCGCTCATGATCTACTAATTCGGTGACAGCATTCAAGGCCGCCCACCGCGTGCCGGCGACGCCCACAATATCGGAACCGATAGCGCGCCCGTTGAATAATTCAATGATTCGCTTGAATGCGCGGCTGTCTTTAATTTCAATTTTGCCGGTGTGGTAGGGCTTCAATAATTCGGTTACAAATTCGTCCGCCTGTTCGGCCGTCATACTTTCACCGGCTAATTTGCGGGATTGCACTAGGAACCGCTCCCACTGATTCGCGACAATGCCAAGTTGGAGCCGGACGTCGTCCGCATTGAATCGCTCACTGTGCAAAACCCTAATTTGTGATTCGCCACTGTTCACCGCGGCCGTTATCGTGTTATTGCATACCACGCGAACACTGGTGAACTTGGCTATTGTGGCCATGGTTCCATCGTACGATGTGCCAAGCAAAACATAAGGGCGCACTGTATCGCCTTCAACGATATCGGCCCCTTCGTTTACTTTCGCCAGAGCCCAAACCCTCCGGCCATAACTGAGCGCGCCCGCTGTTTCCATAGTGAACCCGCCAAGATCCACAAGCTTACTAAAAAACCCCATTACTTCGGCCGGCTGCACTACGTTATAACCCTGTGAAACTACAGCCAACGGCGCGCCGGTGTCGCTACGGTGTAAAACTTTACGATCAGGCCATGCTTGCGGAGCACTGGTGGCCGGTGTGTTGAATAACACAGGGCTCTCAAGTACATCATAAGCAAGGCCGGCCTGTTGTGTCCATTCCTGAATTGTCGCGCCTGCTGTTAGCTGTTGCCCTAGCTTATGCCATGGTGCAAGGCCTGAATAAGCAATCGCCGCGTTGCCTGTCGTTGTGTCAATCATATGTGCCATGCTATTCTTTCTGTTAAGTTAATGAATACCGGTTTTGTGCCGGTACGTGAATTGTACATCATTTTTACACTCTGCAACATTTATTTACAATTTATTTGTCTAGTTTATCTGCTACCCAACACAGCAGCAAAAAAACAACTAAGCCGGCAATTATCACGTGGCCCCCAATTCTAGGCCGCAATCGCCCGCGATGTGATGGCGCAAAAAGGAACCATGTGGAAGGGTGCGCACAAATTCGCGAAGGGCTGCAGCATCATTAGGCGCGCCAGTAGTTCGGGTTTTGTGCCATTGAATCGCTACCGGTCCGCTTGCAGCATAGCAGCCGCCGTTTTCATCTTTTCCCACTTTCTTTTTACCGGTGCCATGGGCAACAAATACAACGACAAATTCGCGGGCACCACGTGCACACAATGGCCGGCCACCGCCGCACTGTTGGCAGCTGAAATTGTCGGCCAATTCCGCAGGGCAACGGGCAAATTGCACGCCTTGAATTTTACGCGGCCATTGATCGGCCGATTCTAAGGGCGCAGCATAAACAGCGGGACGGCCTAATTCTACGGCGTGCACTGCTTCGGCCGTAGTGTCGCAGCTTGCGTTTATCACTGTTTTATTTGGCTGAGGGAGCGGGAGCGCTTCGGCCGCAAAGTGTGAATATGTCCAAGCTTGGCCACCACGCGGGACGCTATCAAAAACGGCCGCTAAATATTCGCTATCAATTTGTGATGTGCCGGTTTCACTTTTCGGGTGAAGGCTGCAGCTAGTCGGACACGTGCCATAGGTTTCATGTTCGCCGCTGCGATAAGTAACTGCTATTGGGCCGGTTTTGCTGTTGGCGCTAATACGTACGGTTTTTAACATTTCTCTATCCTTTCTGTTGTGAGGGGCCTAGTATAGCAACACTTTGGGCCTTTTGTGTATGATATTTTCTAGGGGTTTTCACGCGTCGCACAATTAAGGGGCTGCTGTTTTCGTCCCATGGCATCACCAAAAAAGGCAAGTCATCGGCCGACATAACGCGCATAAAGTCACGAGCGCGGACAAGGGAAGGAAAGGTGCGAATCACACTTTGAGAATTAGGGAAGCACACATCATATTTATAAATTGGCATTTTCTATTCTTTCTAAGTTAGTCGTCGCGGTCGGTGTTCAACTCAAGACGGGGGTTTTCATCTTCAACAAAGCTATCGTCAATGTGCGCAATTTGCAAACGGGTTCCGGCATCCCAAATCAAGACGGGCAAATCTTGCGGCAAATTAGCGAGCGCAGCCGACAATTTGCCAACGGTCATGCCCTTGTCAGCGCGAGCAAAATTAAGCGCCTGATTCCAAACCTCCCACGCATCAAAAATTGACGTGTAAATGTCCGACATCGAATCATAAAAGGCGCGGCTACTGCGCTCTTCAGAAGTCACAGTCAAAAAGCGAACCACCTCATCGCGAGGGGCACTGGCAACGGCATTGTCGTATGCCTCTAAAAAAGCCCGTTGTTCAATAGTCAACTTTTTCATCTCTCTATCCTTTCTAAATTTCAATTCATTTTCTTCCAACTGTTTAATCTCCCACATGCGGTCGATTCGAGTTAGAGCGTCATCTACTGGTTTCATTTTGTCACCTCTGCAACGGTGTCAATATTCCAACTGCCATGGCCCGCGTCTTCAAAATCACCACCATCGATTTCGCGTGCCTTATCCCATGCTTGCTGCTCGTCTTCTGCTTGGACCAAGCAATAGACATAGCTTGTACTTGCTGCAACTACTTTGAAGGTTTTCATCTCTATTCTTTCTAAGGAACCGGATCAAGCACCGGCATCGCTAGTATAGCAAGGTTTTTGTACCTTGCAACACTTATTTACATTTATTTTACTAAACCTAGGGTTTCCTCTAGTTCCGCCCAAGGCATGCCACGCGAAGGCCAACAGCGAAGGGGCTCAAGCTTTATGCCCTCTGCAGCCAATTTCATAGCATCGCTCCCCTGATACAAGCGAATGGTCGAAGGTCGTAGTGTATTGCCCATGTCAAGAATAAGAATGTAGCAAGGCCTATCCTTAGCAGCATGCCGAGTCATGAAAGCAATTTGATGTGGCCGCAGCCCAACCTTTAACCCCTTGGCCACCACTTTCAATTCCATCAAAACAAAGTATTCCCCGACACCCACCAACATGTCAGGAATGCCAAGGTTCACACGATTCTCAATGCGTTCAATGCTGCAGTTGACAAGGCCGGCTTTCACCCTAGCCGAAAACCTAGCTTCAGGCGTCATCTGGTCCCCCCAAATCCTGCTCAAAGATGTCAAGCGGAGGCTGCTCCACTCCCGCGTCGAAATCGGGGTCTTTTTCTCTTGCTGCACTTTCAATCACCACTCCAGTGTCCGCATCGATCAAGGCAGTGGGTGGAGGCCCACCATACAGCTTTTTAAGCTCATCAAGCTTGCGCTGTACCTCTTCCTTGCTCATGCTGTCAATCGTGCCATGGCGGATCTCTTTGCGCTCCACATAGATTGTCCCCAAGGCTTGGCCCCTACGATACTCTGCTTGGACTGCTGCAGCAAATGCACCGGCATCCAATGCTTTATCGCGAATGGTCTGCAAATCGCGCATGTGGCGCTCGTAAGACGTGTTGTACTTGGATGCCAACTCAGCACGATAGGCCTGAATGGCCGCTACAACGTGCGGATTGATGTCAGGGTGGGTAAGCTTCCAAGCCATGACAGAAGCGCTGGTGGCCTTGTATCCGGCCCTTATGGCTGCCTCTTTCATGGTCACCCGTCCGTCACCACTCACAAGCTCGGTAACAAAGGTCCATTCCTTAGGCGTCAGCTTCCTGCGTTGCTGCCGCAGCGGGGCCACTTCTGTGGTCATGCGCTTGCGCGCCTTGTCAGGCATAACCGGTGGAACGTTGTAGACGTCTTTCTTGGCCATTAGCTGATTCTCCACAAGCGCCAACCATTGTCCACCTTGCGCAGCGTGAATACCCATTTTGGCTGATGCACACGTGTGAAGCGAAGGGCAGCGACACGACAACTCTCTGCTTGTTTGCGCACGCCAAACAAGATGCTGTCGCCTGCTTCCATATCCCCAAAAGGATATTTGGATCGATTGGTTGGCAGGGC